TATCTTCAGCAAATGGCAGATAGTGCTTATCCGGGTAAGACACTACAGAACATTGGATCATATAGTCTAGTATATCAGACACCAACTCTGAAGTTCTATCAAGATGATAAGAAGATTGTTGTAGCGATCAGAGGTACAATAAATGCGACTGATTGGCAAGCGAATTCTCTAGCAGCTATTGGAAGATTGAAGTCATCAAATCGTTACAAGGAAGATCTAAAGACACTCTTGGAGTTTCAGAGCAAATATCCTAAGAAAGAATATAATTATGTTGGCGTAGCTCATAGCCTCGGTGCAGCCATCTTAGATGGCTTCATACGAGCTGGATTATTAAGAATGGGTATGAGCTATAATGGTTTAGCAGAACCGCAAGAACTAAGGGGGAACCCTTTACATCACAGAATTTATCACAAGAATGATCCTCTATATTTAGCCTTTGGGCGGTACATACCAAATGTTGAGGTTAGAGGAGGTACTGGATCTTTCTTTGATAAATTCACGCATAACTTGCCCTTCGGGTTGACTAGCCTCTTTACTATGTACGATAGGCACCGTCTGAAGACTTTTCAAGGGGGTAACACGAGCATCAATGGTTACTAGAGATTTGATCGTCGCGAAGTATTTTAGAATGTCCATCTATAGTAGATGCCTAAAATTGTTATAGAGAGTCTCATTAAATGTCTTGAAGACATTGATGAGAAGCTATCATTAATTTGGAATAACAGTCATGATTACACAACACTGACAGAGCTTGAGCTTGTACGTGCTAGATTAAGAAGCATAATATTAACAATAGAAAATGTTTCACCCTAGTATAAAGATGGACACAGTAATAATCACTCTTGTTGTCATTTCTGTTATTCTTATTTCATCAGCAATTATCGCATGTGTCTGTTCACTAGCTACACATACTACTAATTGGAGAATCATGCTAAATCCCCTCTTGTCATTGTACCATAGATAGATCCGTATGATTTTAGCTCCCATGCTCGGCTGATAGACGTGTCAGTATTTGGAACGAACGCTATACCCGTTATAGTGGTCAGACCATTTGAGACCAAGTATGATGAATTAAAGTCCAATACGCCCAAAGAAATCTCTATGGGCAAATTTGCTAATCCAGATATGTATTGAGTGTGGAAGCTGAAATAGTTGTTAGTGGTTGCGTCATACAATAGTATTCGATTGCTGGACTGGTATTGAATGAGACCCCCTTGTACTCTAATAATGATGGCTGATAAATCTATGCTAACATTATATGATACATTATTGGTGATGGCAGACTGTAGAAGAGGAGAAGCCAAAGTAAAATTTATATATGCTTTATTTGCGTCAACAACTCGCCATCCAACTGGAACCATTGTACTGAGGTTGGCAATAAGAACAGTCTCTGTAGCGGCAGAGCATGCTATAGTTCTCTGAACGTGGGATCCAGTGATTTGCAAAGTTCCATCTGTATTTGTCACAGACTCTACGCCAGCATTTGTAAGAAGAGGATCTTCAGCTGTACCCGCATTACCAATATTAATGAGAGTCAGACCTCGCACCCAATCATTCTCTAGAACTGGATTCTGAGCTGTGTTGATGTTTGTGATCCCAGCCCCAGTAGTCACTGATAGAATGTTATTCTGAGATATCTTAGCATCTGGTGGAGGTGTCTCTAGGTACAACCCACCTCCAGTACCAATAGTTCGTATGCCATCATTTGTAATCTCACCACTAACGTATGATGCGATGCCAAGACCATCTATAAATCCACTCATCGCAATAGAATTTATAATAATATTCTGAGCAGTTCCAGATAAGAAGATATTGCTTCCAGCTATAAGATTTATCGCTCCATCATTCTGAATTATGGGCTGGGTAGCAGATCCAACATTAGATAAGCCATCTATAATATCTACTGTGTGAACACCAGCAACTGTTCCAGTAAACAGAAACCATTCTGGGCTCAGAAAAGGATCAACGCCAAGTGCGGCTGAGGTTTCAAGACAGACATAAGTAGCTTTATCAGTTGTATCTATGACTACATCATTCTTAAGATATTGTACCAATGGATCAAAGGTGCCTAGCCAATTCATCGTTGTCGGAAATAGCGTTAATGTATTAACGTTCTCAGACATCTATTAGAGTACACCATTTGGATAATACACGGTATTAGTGCCATAAGTTGACCAGCTGGTTATTTCTATATTAGCGGCGGTCGTGTCATCAGAGAAGTCAATGAGAGCGGGTACTCTGAAGCCAGTAGCACGCAGAGCAGCTACATCAACCGCGTAGAAGCTCGGACGAATTTGAAATGGATAAGCAGTGGGAGGAGTAGACGTATCATTCATTGTAATTTCGCCAATTAAGTAGTTGATATCTACTGGAGCAGTGGTAACGTTATCGGTAAGATAGATAGACACTTTATCTCCAGCTACTACGTTCGTTGCAGCATCCATAAACATGTTAATTGAAGTGAGATCAAGTATAAAGGTTCCAAATGGGTCTGGGGCGCCACTTAAGATATATGTCTCAAATATGCCAGCTGTTGCTGGTTGAAAAAACGCAATACTTATGACCCCAGCTGGCCCAACTGGATAAACAGATGTTGGGAATAGACTAACCTCTGTCAGTTGAGGCACTAGAGCAGATACAATAGGATTTACCCCAACTGAGACAGTCACATTGTCCCCAGCAATAATAGATAACACTCCAGTATTTGTAAGAACTGGTTGTTGAGGATTTGTATTATCTACAGTTATCCCTACACCACTTGAACCCACTGTGACTACACCAGTGTTTGTAATCGTAGCAGTCTGTCCACCCGTCACAGAGATTCCATTGCCTTGTGATATACTGAGTACTGCTGTAGTGCCAATTGATGGATTATTAGGATCTAGATCTGATGTTAGACCAGCACCAACTGCTAAAGTCCGCACACCCGTGTTTGTAATTGTTGGATTATTAGCGAGACCGCTTATTTGTATTCCAAGGCCGGGAGTCACACCAGTGAGTGCAGTTGAATTAACAACTGGATTCTGTGGATCCGTATTATCTATAGAAATACCATTTCCATCTATAAGAGTAATAACACCAGCGTTTATAACAGTAACGATAGGACCCAAGGGGTTTGTCACAGTAATACCAGCGCCAGCACTGATCTGCGAGATTCCAGTCGCTGCTGGAGCTAATTCATCCCATTCAGCGTTTATAGATGGATCTGTACCATCAAGAAGAGAGGTTTCTATTAAAATATATGATGAACCGTTTAACGGCGAGACAACAACATCATTTTTTAGATATTGTTCTGTTACGAGCCAAGTCCCGCGCCAGTTCATCATATTCGGAAATTCCGATAGTCTTTCTAAAGGGTTTGAAGACATCTATATAGTCAGTCTTTAATTATTAACTGAGTTGTACAGCTGAGAGACGTGCACCAGTGATCGTGAGAACTGAACTCGTGCTAGCAGCAGCCGTAGATCCAGTAAGGACAATAGTGGTTGTTAGAGCTGGTAATGTGAGTACAACAGAGTTAGCACATGTAGAACTCAAAGCAGCACCATCAACGACGGGAACTTGACAGATTGTTGCCGAATTAGCACCAGCCGTTAAAGTCCATTTAATGAAGTCAGCAGCGACCAAAGCAATAGCCTTAGTAGCAGTACACTGCCATGACACACACCATGTTGTAGATGCTGATAGGCCGGTGAGAGAATTAACCGTCATTGTGTATGCCGCGGTTGCTCCTCCAGTAGCAACTGGAACAATGGGACCAGAAAGCGTGTTCACACCAGATGGTTTCAATGATACCCAGTCCGGATCTGCGGAAGGATCAGCACCGCCAAATGCGGTGGTGACGTTTGTTGTACCACCAAGAAAGATGTACGCACCATCGTCAACTGAAGAAAGAGCAACATCATTCTTAACATACTGGTGTGTCGCTGCCCAGTAGGCGTCATTTACGGCAACTTCCTCAGCGGTGGCGAAGTTCATACCACGTGGAAGGTATCGGAGGGAAGATAAAGGATCCGCAAGTGATTCCAACGACATTATTATACTAAAGATGCATAAAATAAATGTGAAATTACATTAATCGTTGAGAGAGAGAACGTGACGCCCCCGATCCTACCTTAGCACCACTCATGGCAGAGGGACCAGTAGACGCCATATTACGACCGCCTCCGCTTCCAGCTAATCCTAGACGAGTTGCGAGTTTCATCATGTTACCACCCACAACACGGGCAAGACCCACACCAGTTCCAACCGGAGCAAGAGGTGCTGAGATGATATCTTGCTCGGAGAGGACACCCTTAATAATTCTTGAAGATCCACGGATGGTTTCTAGGAATCCGCTGTTCGCCGTAATGACAAAGATCTGGGGTTGAATTGGGAAGTCAAATGTGTTGCGTACACGAACTGAGAATTGAAGTGTGAAGTTCCCAACCAATGATGAGGCTTGTCCAGACTGGAGTGTCACATCAACACCGGGTTTAAGAACAAGAAATCCGCCAGTTGTTGAAACAGATGATCCTACTGCTCCATTGCTGACCTTAGCAATACCAGACCAAGTATTCCAATCCATATTGAGACCGTTCTTCGCTGACATGTGATAGAGCTGCTCGGAAGTCGCTGATGAAAGGAGACCCGAGAAGTTATCAAAGTTGAGAGAGAATGGTGCTACAGTTCGTACGCCGTTAACAGAACACTCAAGTGGAAGATAAGAGGCACCATACTGAGGAAGAGTAGGGTCAAGACTCCTATCAATCGCCGTAGAGGCTGGATCTGCGATCGGCTTGACGTAGATAATGAGAAGATCTGGGATCTGAGGAAGAGTAATTGTCTGAGATGCTAGTGTCGCAACTTCACCAGCAGCCATGGCTGTGGTCAAAGGCTGTGAGATGAAACGAGGGAATTCCATGTATGGAACGACCGACTTTGGAGGAAGCGGCAAGTCTAAACTGGGTGTAAAGCTCTGTACATTCAAGACAGAATCTTGAAAGGGACCAGAACTGATGAAAGCATTGTAAGAGAGAGGAGGAAGCCATGTGGATGCTGCTGCCCCACCGCCGTAGAAGAGCTTCTCAGTTGTTCCAACAAATGCATCACGAAGACGCATACTGCGATTAGGATCACGCATGTTCATCTGGAGCTGGATATTGTTGATACCGAATAGACCAGTCTCTTGACTGTGTTCCTCAGCAAAGACAAAAGGACTGAGACAGAGCTTCTCAGTCGTTCGCCACCGGAGAAAGACTGAATATAGACCATTGACTACACCAGCACCTTGATCCGTTGAGACGGGAACACCATCAATTGTATTCACAACAATACCATTTGATGTGTATGCAGCGAGAACTGAACCAGAAAGGAGAGTACCTTGAGGATTAGTAAAGACAATATTGTTCCATGCGCCGTTGGGTTGCTCAAAGTCATGTGAGGCATTCGTGTAGCCAGAGATGGGATCATTCTGTGCGCCAGTTGCGTAGAAATTCTGCTGGTATTTGTCCAACATCGTGGGGCATGTGCGCTCAACACGGTTAGGCTTGTAATCTGTAAGACGAAGAACCTCTGTAAGAACATCTTGAGAGTTGATGGTTACAGTTGTGTCGTTGATTGTCGCTGTCATTGTGGCACAGAGGGAGTTGAGAGGAAATGCTGCAAGAGAGCCATCTACGCCGGGCTGAAAGAGAGCTTGGTTAATAGGGAACTGTCCACCGGGTGCTGAGTTGTTGAGACGAACTTTGAGTTCAAGATTAACTGTTGATGACCAATTGACATCACGACCGATAAACACGTTCTCAGATGGGGCGTAGTAATTGTACGTGTGCTGAGAAGCGGATTGCGAAATCGCTGAGACGGGGGTGTTTGTGAGTGAAAGCGCCCCTTTATCTACCGCGAATGCGGGCCTTTGCTGTACAATACGATCATCAAACACGGCAAGCTTAGCAATGTCAGCGCTCATTTGTTATAATTATAGTCAATAATAAAAAAACAACGGATTAGCACGTTGTTTTTTTATTTATCTTTATTCATCTTTATGATCGGAAGTCTGTTTTTCTGAATAGTATCTTGATGGACACATCTGAACAGTTAAACATTGTAAGAGGGATGAGTTCCCCAGTCAATCGGTAGCGCCAGTAGACATTGATGTCTAAATTTCTAATCTCATCATGGGATGCTTGGATAGATGAGAGACGATACTCGGCATTTGGCTCGTACAATGTAAAGTCTCGCCAGCCCTCTGCCTTCTCTTGTTGTTGATCAACTACAAAGTCAGCAATAATGGGTTCAAATGCTGAAGGGCTACCCGTTGATCCAATATTTGTGGTACCGAGTATAACTGGTCGGGAGGTGTATTCATTCTTGATCGGCAATAAAGACGACGTAAATACAAGGCCAGCACAAGGAGACCAGAGAGAATTGGTTGAATTGTAGTCTTGCGCTGAGATCCAGTAGAGATTCTGCTTATACGCGGGGATCAAGAAGAAGGGATTGTAGCTAGGAGGAGGGACTGCATTCAGTCCTTGTAACAATGGGTTGTTGTTCAAGATATTTGTATACTGCTGGTTTGTAAATAGGATTTCATTCGTGTACTCACACAAATTTGTAAGGAGACCACCGCCAATGGTGACCGGGGTAACTCCAGTCAGTGGGAAAATCATAGGAGTTCCTAGAGTCGCTCCGTAGTATGTATTGTTGAAATT